TATCTAAAGTACCTAAGTTATCTGATAAAGAATTTATTAAAGTTAAAGAAAACAATTATAAACCTTTCATGCGTAAGAAGTTAGTTGAGTTTAATCTCGGCAGCCGTAAACAAATAGGAGAATATCTGAAAGATTTTGGTTGGAAACCTAAACGATTCACACCTACTGGTCAGCCTATTGTAGATGAAGGAACTTTGAAAAAGATAAAGCATATACCAGAAGCACAGTTGATAGCAGAGTTTTTGTTACTGCAAAAACGCATAGCTCAAATATCTTCTTGGATAAATGCTGTTGAAGGAAACAGAATACATGGTGCTGTAATATCTAACGGAGCTATCACATCTCGCATGACTCATCATAGTCCAAACACAGCTCAAATTCCGAGCTTACGACAACCATATGGTAAGGAATGTCGTGCTTGTTGGACAGTAGATGAAGGCAATGTCTTACTAGGTATAGATGCTTCTGGTTTGGAATTAAGAATGTTAGCACACTACATGCAGGATGAAGAGTTTACAAATGAAATATTGAATGGAGATGTACACTCAGCTAATCAAAAACTTGCAGGTCTAAAGTCTAGAGATATTGCTAAGACTTTTATCTACGCTTTGATGTATGGAGCAGGTGATGCTAGGCTTGGTAATGTAATGAACGCTAGTGCTAAAGCAGGTAAAAAAGCCAGAGAGTTATTCTTTGAAAACAAACCTGCATTTAAAAAACTAAGAGATAAAGTAACATTAGCTGCAGGAAGAACTTATCTTAAAGCTTTAGACGGCAGGATACTTCATATTAGAAACGATCACGCTGCTTTGAATACCTTATTACAAGGAGCAGGAGCTATAGTTATGAAGAAAGCTCTTGTTTTATTTGATAAATGTTTAAAAGAAAGAGAGTTTAAATATAAGTTTGTTGCTAATATCCATGATGAATGGCAGATGGAAGTACCTAAAGATACAGCAGATGCAATAGGTGCTATAGGTATAGATGCTATTATAGCAGCAGGAGAAGCGTTTAAATTACGCTGTCCTTTAGATGGTGAATATAAATACGGAGGAAATTGGAGTGAAACACATTAAAATGAACAGTAATAGAAAAGGAGACTTTGCAGAATACTATGCAGTCACTTGGTTATGGGATAATGGGTATGAGGTATTTCAAAACTCAGGATGTACTGGACCTGTAGATATGATTGCTGTGGATAAGAAAGGTAACATAACTTTGATTGATGTTAAGACAGCACAAGTAGATCTCAGAGATAACACAGGTAATAGAACAATGTTTAAAACAGGCAGAACTAAAAAACAAATAGAGTTAGGTGTTATATTTTTATTGTTTAATCCTGACACTAGGAAGTTAAGATTTGCGGAGCATAAAGATGAAGAATAAAAAGACATTAGATAATTTAGTAACTAATATATATAGTAAGCTAGATAATCTAAACAATAATAAAAGTTTAGGTATAACTAAAACACAAGCAGATGAATTCGGCAAAGCTATGAGTGCTGCTTTATTAGGTTGGTCTAAACCTTACAAAAAAGATCCTAAAAATTCTTTAAGAATGTCAAGCATCGGCAAGCCTGATAGAAAACTTTGGTATGAAGCTAATTCTAAAGAAGCAGATAGTGCAGGAGTAACGCCTTCTACCCATATAAAGTTTTTATACGGACACTTATTAGAAGAAGTAGTGTTGATGCTTGTTCGTCTAGCAGGATATGAAGTTACAGACCAACAGAAAGAAGTGACTGTAGAAGGTGTCAAAGGACACATGGATTGTAAAATAAATGGAGAAGTTATAGATGTTAAATCAGCGTCTAGTTTCTCATTCAAAAAATTTAGAGATGGAACTCTAGCAGAAGATGATGTCTTTGGATATTTAGGACAGCTCTCAGGATACGAAGCAGCAGAGAAAACAAATAAAGGTGGCTTCCTTGTAATAGATAAATCAACAGGTGCGCTTACTCTTCATAGACCTGACGAGTTAGATAAAGTAGATGCTCCTAAAAGAATACAGAATCTTAAAGCTGCCATTAAAAAAAAGAAACCACCTGAACGCTGCTATGAACCTATACCTAATGGAAGTTATGGTAATATGCAGCTACCTCGACAATGCTTTTGGTGTCCTTTCAAACACGAATGTCATGCAGACGCTAACGATGGTAAAGGTTTGAGAGTTTTTAAATATGCAAGAAGTAATACTTATTTAACAAAAGTAGTACGAGAACCTAGAGTAGATGAAGTATTTAAATGAGTAGAAGATTTCCAAGGAAGGTAAGACCAAGAGAAAAGAACGTGCCTAAAGGGTACGACAGTAAATGGGAGTACAGTCTGCATAAAGGTGTACTAAAGAAATGGAATCATCATGCAGACAATATTGAATATATAATAAAGAAAAAGTATGAGCCTGACTTTGTAAAGGACAATATTATTATAGAAGCAAAGGGAAGGTTTTGGGATCATGCAGAATATAGTAAATATATCTGGATTCGTGAGTCGTTACCTGATACAATGGAGCTTATGTTTGTTTTTCAAAAACCTTACTCACCTATGCCTGCTGCTAAGAAAAGAAAAGATGGAACAAAAAGAACCCATGCTGAATGGGCTGAAAAAAATAATTTTAAATGGTATTCAGAAGATAATTTACCAAAGGAGTTTAAATAATGGTTGACTATAAATTCAACGAAGAAAATACAATAGAACAAATAAAAAGATACATAGATAAAACTTATGAAAAACACTACGCTAATGAAAAGTATCAAGCAACAGACATGATTATAGATGCAGGACATGGTATTGGTTTTTGCATGGGTAATATTATGAAGTATGCTATGCGTTATGGTAAGAAACCTGATCCTGTTACTGGAGAGTATAAGAATCAAGGTGACTTATTAAAGATTATACACTACGCTATTATAGCTATACACTTATGGGTAGAGGATAAAACAAATGATCGGTAGATTATTATATATGATACCGTTCTTTGGAATGGTTATAGGAGCATACTTTATGTGGTCTGCAGATATTAGAGGAGCTTTGTTATTAGCAGGATTGGCTTTAACACAAAGCATTATCTGTTTATTATATGTGATATTAAATATAATATCTAACGGAACAGACGGAGTATTAGAATTAGAAGTACAGTTATGGGATGCGCTTATGCCTGTTATATTTCTAATGCTTTCTTCTTCTACATTTTTATTAATAACATTACAAATTATAAAGGATTTTTAATATGACTATAGGATTACCTACAAACTATCAGCAGTTTATACACCTTAGTAGATATGCTAGATGGAACGAAGACAAACAACGCAGAGAAACTTGGGATGAAACAGTAGCTAGATACTTTGATTTCTTTGAGAATCATTTAAAAGAAAATCATGGTATGGGAGATACCTCTTGGTCTGCTGTTAGAAGTAGTTTAGAAAACGCTGTTTTAACTTTAGATATTATGCCGAGTATGAGAGCATTGATGTCAGCAGGTAAAGCATTACAACAAGACAATGTTGCAGGTTTTAACTGTAGTTATGTAGCTGTCGACACACCTAGAGCTTTCGATGAAACACTATACATACTTATGTGTGGTACTGGTGTTGGCTTTAGTGTTGAACGTCAGTACATAAACCAACTCCCTGATTTACCAGAGGAACTCTTTGATACTGATACAATTATTAAAGTAGCTGATTCTAAAATTGGGTGGGCAAAATCCTATAAAGAATTAATTTCTTTGCTTTATTCAGGGCAGATTCCCACTTGGGATGTGTCTAACATAAGACCTTATGGTGCTAGACTTAAAACATTTGGTGGTCGTGCTAGTGGTCCTGCACCTTTAGAAGAGTTATTTGATTTCACTATCAATATATTCCAAGATGCTATCACTAAAGGACAACGTAAGTTAGTATCCATAGACTGCCATGATTTGCTTTGTAAGGTCGCAGAAGTAGTAGTTGTAGGTGGAGTAAGGCGTAGTGCTTTAATCTCTCTCAGCAACCTCTCAGATAGCCGTATGCGCAACGCTAAAGCAGGTGCTTGGTGGGAAGAGAACCAACAACGAGCTTTATCTAATAACTCTGTAGCCTACACAGACGCTGCAGAAACTGGTGCGTTCATGCGTGAATGGTTATCTCTGTATGAATCTAAAAGCGGTGAGCGTGGTATGTTTAACCGACAAGCTGCAGAGAAACAAGCAGCTAAGAATGGAAGAAGAGAAGAGTACGCACACTACGGATGTAATCCTTGTAGTGAAATAATCTTACGCAACAAACAATTCTGTAACTTAACTGAGGTAGTTGTACGCCCTTACGATACTCAAAATAGTTTAAGAAGTAAGGTCGAAGCTGCTACAATTCTAGGTACTTTCCAAGCTACACTAACAAACTTTAGATACTTAACAAGTAAGTGGAAACAGAACACACAGGAAGAATCTTTACTTGGCGTATCTCTAACAGGTATTATGGACAACATAGATATGATAAACGGTAATATAGATTTAGAATATCTAAAGAACCTTTCAATATCTACTAATAAACTATGGTCTAAGAAGTTAGAGATTCCACAGTCTGCGTCTATCACTTGTGTTAAACCTAGTGGTACTGTAAGTCAGTTAGTAGATAGTGCTAGTGGTATTCATACTAGACACAGCCCTTACTACTTACGTACTGTACGAGCAGACAAGAAAGATCCTTTAGCTAGATTAATGGTGGATGCAGGAGTCTATCATGAAGATGATCTTACTAAACCAGAACACACTTATGTATTCTATTTTCCTATCAAAAGTCCTAAAGGAGCATTGACTAGAAAGGATTTCACAGCAGTTGAACACTTGAAAATCTGGAAGGATTATCAGGATAAGTGGTGTGAGCATAAACCATCTGTCACTATCTCCGTTAAAGAAAATGAATGGTTAGACGTAGGTGCGTGGGTATATAATAACTTTGATGATGTTTCTGGTATCTCTTTCCTTCCTTATTCAGATCACTCATATAAGCAAGCTCCTTACCAAGAGATTTCGTATAGAGAATATTTAAAATGGAAGAAGAAAACCACAGATGAAGTTGATTGGTCTAAGATTACTGAGTATGAAAGTACAGACATGACTGAGAACACTAAAGAATTAGCGTGTAGCGCAGGTACTTGTGAGATAATCTAATGAAAACAAAAAGAACGGAAGCTAAATTATTAGGATACACTATCCTATTTAATAAAAAAGGACAATTAATAACTGAAAGACTCTCTACAAATATAAAAGAATTAGAAGATAGATTAACTAAGGAAGATTTTAATTTACTTCAATCAGTATTACGTAGTGGTAAGAGAGAACTAGATAAAGTTCATTCTAAAATAGAAGCAGAGCTAAACGCAAGAAAAGGATAAACCTACTCCTGTTAAGAAGTTTCCTAACAGAAGTAGGGCGCAGATAAAATCAAGATATTTTTATACTGATAGGTTTGTCTTCGTCAGGAACAGTACGTTCAAGTTCGATACTCAACATTCCATCTTTCAGTTTTGCATCTTTGATTTCAATATCATCAGCAAGGTTAAAACTTCTTTTGAAGTTTCTACTGGCTATACCTTTGTGAAGAGTTTCATCTTTACAATCATCTTCGGCTGAACCTGTAATTGTTAGTGTATTCTTTTCTCTAACAATGTCCAAGTCTTCTTTAGAGATTCCGGCAACTGCCATCTTTAATTTATAGATGTTGTCGTTCTTTGTCATGTTATATGGTGGATAACCTGATGCTCTATCTACATGTTGCATACGATATAAGTCGTTGAACAAAGTATCGAATCCAATAAATGAGTTTGAGAATATAGGTTTAGT